GCTTTTGCATCACCAAGTTTTTTGCCGGTATTGTTATCGTCACCATCAACAGTTACATAAAGAACGTTTGTTACTGTTGCACCAACACCAAGACTTACAATGTCGGTGCCTATACCACTTCTTTCTCTACGGGTATAGAGTTCAGCATCAAAAGTATTAAGGCCAAGTTCCCCCAGTTGCAAATCAGCAACTGTAGGCACTTTACCCGGTACGGATGACCGTTTAATTTTAATATTCGGATTTGCCATCAGGTCAAACTAACATTGTTGGTATATACCGTAAACCCAATATATATTGGGTATTAATCAGCATTAACAATATTTATAAAAGTTTCAGTAAGACCCTTCCGAATTGTTAGCATTTTTTACTTCACATTGCTTGAGTCTTTCTTCCAACTCAACAATCTTTGCAAGTGCTTGTTCAAGTTTTGTTTCTGCAACAACGAGTTGTGTAAATAAATCCATTGCCTTTTTTTGGTAAGTATTCAAAAGATACTTCAAATCATTTTCAGTTGCCATTAATTAATCTCAAAAAGTTCCACAATCAATAGTTATGTTAATCAGATTTCTTGTTGATCCTGAGCAAGAAATTACCTGCGATTGACCAGCACAGTCATTAACAAACAAAGATCCAATTTCTAGACCAGCATATCCGGATGGAGTTAAAACGCCAGAAGATTCTGATACAGCAGAAGCAATAACAATTCTTGCTGCGCTATCATCCCAGAAAACTGCGGCTTTTTTAGCAGAACCATCATAATAATTTAAAAGTAGACCGAGATCAATATCAAGATCAGTAGATGGTGCAGAACCATTTACAAGGCCAACTTCAATAAGAGCATCTTCAACAGTTAACGATTGAGTATTAACTTGAGTTGTAGATCCATTAACAAACAGATTTCCACCAACGGTCAGATTACCAGTAATATTTCCTGTTCCAGCAGTAACAATACCAGAAATATTAACATCATCTAACTCGGTATGTCCATCTACATCAATTGAGGATTCAAAAATAGCTGGATCTGTGAATGTTGTAACACCAGCAATTCTATTATTTACACCAGAAAAAGTAACTGATGCAGATCCTACAGTTAAAATTCCAACAATTCTAGTATTACCAGTAACTAAAAGAGCAGTTGATGCACCACCTACAACAACACTATTAGCAAATGTAGAAACACCAGAAACAGTTAAAGCATCAATATCTGCAGTTCCATTTAAATACAGGTCTTTCCACTGTTTTGAAGACGAACCCAGATTAAAGGTATCATCTGTTGTTGGAATAAGATCTGATGCAAATTCTCCACCAACTACAACGTTATCACCCTCGGTATCTCCAAGTCCAATAGTTCCACCACGGAATGTTACGACACCAACAAACTCAGAATATCCTTGTACATTTAAATTCTGACCGATTGTTAGATTCTTATTAACTCCGAGGCCGCCATCAATTTGAACTGCACCACTGTTAGCATTTCCAAGTTCATTATCGGTTGTATCCGTAAAATTTACTACACCACTAAAAGAAGCACTTGCTGCTGGGTCTGCCCAACTTAAATTGCCCGCACCATCATTTGACAGAACATAACCAGCACTTCCTTGAGATCCTGGCAGATAATAAGTAACAATCCCAGCAAGAGAAGCAGGAGATGCAAGAGTTATAAAACTAGTACCGTTATTGGTTCCTTCTACAAGGTTAACACCACTACCAGTTGTAGAAGTTCCTTTTGTCCAATATCTATGAGAACCAACAAATCTATTTGTCGCGGTATCAGAAGTTAAACCAACATATAAATCATAACTATCGGTTGTAAATCCGGGTTCTCCGGCTTGCAACCCAGGAAGATTAGCTAATAATCCTCTCTTAAATTGAATAACTGGCGCAACCATAGTTATTTTGTATTTTACTTATTTTATTTAGTTTTAGAAAGTTCCAGCGTCCAAATCAATCTTATTATCAAGATCGACATCCATACGATCAAGAAATGCTGTAGCAAAACCAACAAGTCCTGGTTGATTGGTTTCAGTTGAAGCAGCCGAATTTAAAACGACATCTGGATTAACCAGTTTATATTTTTGTGTTGATGCATCATAAACCAAAACATATTGATCTTTATTGCCAAGATCTGTGGCACTAACATCACTAAGATCTGAAAGTCTATCTGCCACAATAGCCCTCTCTACTGATACGGAGAATGAATTTGAACCATCCATACTAACAGAATAATCTGCCATGGGAATACTCTAGGTTTAAAAATATTTATGTAACAATAGCCATCCCCTCAATAACTCTCGTTTTTTTATTCGTTGTATTGTTTGTTATTAAAATATTGTAATAATGACGACCCATGTCAAGTTCACTTGTAATAGAATTTCCAAGTGATATTGTTACCTTTCCAGTGGCAACAACTAAAGAAGATGTGAATGTCGTAATTCCAGATGTTGCATCTGGAAATTTTTTTAAAGTTGACAATGCACTACTATTTGTTAAATTATATGGAGTTCCATCTGGATTTGTAATTGTAAAAGTTGCAAAATAGTCTGCTCCCTTTTCAATTACTATATTTACTGCTGGTACTGCCATGGGACTTTTTCAACTATTTATTATCTGTTCCCAATCCATCCTTTAAAAGTTTGGAAAGTTCTGCAGTTGATCCAACGAACAATGCATTTGTCACATTTGTAGGACCACGAACTTGTTTAGTTTCTTCAATATCTTTTAGTTTTTTCTGAAGATCCATTAATTTATCGGTTGCATCTGAGACATTTTTAATTAATTGTCCAGCAACTTCATAAGCTCTAGGCATTTCACTTTCTTGTGCAAGTTCTAAAATACCATTAATGGCTTCCTGCCCCTTTTCAATAATTGAATACAAATTTCCTCTAGTATATTCATAATCTTTTTTAATATCTTCAACCGAAGATGAAATTGATTCGATTTTTGTCTCGACAGTTTCCGACTTTGATTCGACTATTTCTCCAGAAATATCAAAAGTCTCGTTTAATTTGTCGAATTTCTTTGTCATTTTCATGATCCACTAAATCCAAAATCGTCGCCAAGTTGTATCAATGCATTATCTGCAGTCGTAATTTTCTTAACTGCAGAACCGTTCACATGAGGTGCAATAACTGTGTTATCAGATCCTCTTGTAACTTTGAGTGTGTTTCCAGATATTGATTCTACATACATTTCTTCACTATCAATTACAATATATGTTGCTGCAGAAATAGATGATGCATCAACAACATCTATAAAATTAGTAGTTGATAATGCATCAATATCTTGTGCAAGATTAGTTGTTACAGTACCAGTATAGTTCTTAGTTGCACGAGGTTCAACACTGTAAGAAAGATCTCTTGATGGACTTGAAGATTGATCTCCACCAATATATCCGATAGTAACTTTTTTGATAATATCTTTGGATATATCTGCAACTGGGCCAAACAAGTATGTTTTGGCAGTAAATCTAAGAGTATAGTATAAAGATCTCCTAGTATTAAAATCACCTTCATATTCATCTCTCATTGTTATTCCTTCAAAGACAACTGGAATATCTCGTTTTTCTCCAATCGTTCTTACTAGATCAACCGATAATGTATATGCTGGTTGAAAATATGGCAAAATTTGCTCCACAATTTGAAGCATATCATCATTTAATTTTGTATAGATTGCTAACTCAAAACTCATATTATATGGAACTGGCATATAAGTTTTTCTTGGTTTAGTTGTATCCGAAGCTAAACCAGAAAGAAATGTCTGAGTCGTTGTAACTTTTCTAGAAGGATCATAAGTTAAACCAGTAAATTCAAATGACATTCTTGGTAAAGAAATTTGAACTGGTTTGTTAAGATCGGGAACTTGTTCTAGTCTTGCTAAAAATTTCTGAGTGGGTCCATAAGCTAATGGAACTTTAATTACACTCGTTACATTATCAGAATCATTTGTGTGTTTGATTGAAATATCATTGAATATAGTACCAAACGCTACAATTGTACTCCTCAATATTTCGTGATAAAAATATTCAAACATGTTAGCAATTGCTTATATAATCTATTTAACAAATAAAAATATTTAATTATGGTGTTCCAAATGGATTTGTCTCAGAAAAGTCTACGATTTGATCCGCTTCAGACTCAATTACATCATTTTGAGCATATCTATCGACATTATCATCAGTAAAATATATTCTCAGTTTATATGCAGCAGATGATCCAGCTCCAGTTATAACGTCACCATTAATAAAGTTTCCATTTATCTTATAAACATTAAGTTCACCTGTAGGAGCATTCCAAGATTTGACTAATGCAGTCGTTCCACTGATACTTCCTGTAACAGTTTCTCCATGAATATAAGTGCCAACACCAGATGATGCTGGTGTTGCAATAGTAATAGTAGGTGCAACAGTATATCCAGCACCGGCATTTATAATTCTAATTGAAGTTACAACACCAACAGTATTAATGTATGCTCTTGCAGTAGCACTAATGCCTCCAGCTGGAGCAGCAGGAATAGTAACGATTGGCGGAGTTGCATAACCCCCACCACCATTTGTTACTGTAATTACTCCAACAACTCCATTACCAATTGATGCCGTTGCAGCTGCCCCAGATCCACCTCCACCAACAAATACAATCCCAGGAGCAACAGTATATCCATATCCAGGATTTATAAGTTCAACTCCTTGAATCTTATTAGATGTTGTTCCATTACAATCCACAATAGTATCAATAAATGTTGCGACTCCAACTGCTGTTAATCCACCAGATGGTGCAGAAGAAATTGCAACTTGAGGTAGAGAAATATATCCACGTCCTCTATTTGTTACAGTAATTAAACGTACAGCACCATTAAGTATTCCGGTAATCGCAGTTGCTGTAGTTCCAACTCCAACTAAATTTAGAGTTTGTGTATATCCATCGTTAAGGATATTATCATCAATTTCATCAACATCAGTATTGAGTTCTTCATCTTCATACCTGAAGAGTTCACATTTCAACTCATAAACATAAGTTTTTTGTAATTGATAGAAAGGTTGCTCATGTTCTACAAATTTAATTTCAAACAATCTATCTCCAAGGGGAAACCAAATTAAATCACCCTCTTTTGGTCTCGTAGATAATTCAACATTTGGTCTATCTTTTATTAATGGTGTAATATAATTTTCAAATCGTTCTCTTGAAATTGTTACAGTTAAATCTGTTAAAGGTTGAATACCAAATTTGGAAAGTATTGTTCCTTGCCCCTCATATCCATCATAAGTATTAACATAAGCTTCGATTGGCAGTGCCTGGGTGAATTTTGATTCGATGACTTCTCTTATAACACTTTTTTTAGTAATATAACTTCTAGGGATATAATATATTTCAACTCCATACATACGAAGTTGTTCGTTAATTAAATCTTGAATTAACGATTGTTCGGTTTTAGATCCTTGAAGAAAAAATGGATTAAGCATATTATCCGATCATGTCTAACGGTGGTAATTCATAAGTATTGGACATTCTTTCCATAATGAGATCTATTTCTCTTTGAGCATCTTCATACATCTGCCTTCCATTCAGTTCCACACCACCAGGCAATTTGACTCCCGTAAATTTCATCATGTTTTGCCCCCACTGACGCTTAATCAATGCAGTCAAATATGGTTTTAAGAAAGAATCATTCCAAACTCTAGAATAATCATTAGGATCTAATGTCCTAAAGCAATCGATAATAATGTAGTTTCCGACAGCAGCACTTCCCCAATCAATATCAATATACAGTCTATCTTGTCTCTTATTAAATCTAATTTGCTTCTCAGTCGTTAATAAGAAATCAATATCTTCCAGATAAGTTTTAACCATAGCATAGGTTAAAAGTTCAGTGGTGCCCCAATAGTAAATATCATTTAAGAATAACTGATATTTGACACTGAACATATTGTGAGTAATGCTATTAGTGCCATCAAATTTATAAATTTTATTAACACCAATTACTGATGGTGGAACTGGTAAATAATTTCCGTTTTCTTCAAAATTAAATGATGTTGTAAGCCCGACTGTTTCTGTTACGGTTGTTGTAGTAATTCCAACAGAACCTGTATTTCCTCCTCTAGCTCTTCCCCTATCAATATCATCTTGAGTTATTCGATACTTCATGTATGTCTGATAGACACCATCAAAATGACGTTCTTGAAAATATTGAACCGCATCATCAACAAGATCTTCTATTTGCTCATCAGCAACGTTGATTTCCAAAACTGGATATCCCAGTTTTCTTTTGCAGTAATCAATCAGTTCTTGTCTTGTGCTGGGTTGGGCCATTTGAGTTCAGATAAAACTTCTTCTTGCTTGAGATATAACTTTGCAAACGATTTAGCGAGATTTTTTAACTCATCAATATCGCTTATACTATCTATATCACGAGCAACCTTTTCATATTCAAAGCATTTATTCAAATTTGTAAGTTCAATATTATTTGGATTCATAGGTCAAAACTCTTAAAAGATTTTTAATTTCATCGAGATCATTTTTCATTCTACACATATCATCCTCAAGTTTTTGAAGTTTTTGTCCTTCAGATTCTTTTGCTAATTTTAAATTTTTATAATTTTGATAGTCACTCATATTTGTGTTTAAAATTGCATTTGTGGAATTATCACGAATTAGGTTATTATAACCTTCAACTTTGGAAAATTTTGTATTCATAATTACGCAAGAGCAATAACTCTAAGGTCCTTTAATCTTGGTGGGTGGGCCATATCGGTTGATGATCCAATCAATTTAATACTAAAGTATCTAAAATCTGTCAGATTATTAGTAGTGAATGTATATTCTTTGTAATCTAAATTCTGACTCAGGTTGGCAAGATTATCAGTTTTTGCAATCTTGACATCAGATAATCCATCATTGTTTGCAGTATTAATTACATTACCAAGACTGTCAAGATTATTATACCCTGGGAATGGATAGTAGATGGGTTTCTCCGTAGGATCGCCCAGAAGGGCATAGAATGCCCTTAGATCGCCAATTCTGTTAACATATGCACTCATAATAACTTTCAGAGAAGATGCTGGAACTTCAAGTGCAATTGGATTTGATGCATAAACAAATGCTGATGGATCGTCCTCAAGGGTAGAAACTCTAAAATCGGTTGCATAGTTTTCGATTGGACTATTTACTCTATTACTAATAAAGATTGCAGATACTCTATCCAAATCAATAACTGGAGATACATTTCTGTCAAAAGTATCCATCTTAATATTCAGAGTAAATGATTTATTTCCTGGAAGTGTAGTTAAAGCAGAAGTCTCATTGACTGATGCAGCTACAATTCTTGTGGAATTGAGATAATTGTTTGATGTCAGAGAAATTGGTTCATATCCTGCATCAGTATAAGATTCATCATTTCCATCGACACTTGAACCAGTTACTGTTCTAATCGAAGCAGAGAGACCTGTTCCAAGCAAGTTCATCGTTTGAATATTTGGTCTTATAATTTCGAAAGGAATGTTTTGAGTTGCATAAATGTTTGTTCCACCCGCAGATTTTGTTTCATTAATATAAAGTGGTGGGAATGAAGTTGCAACACTCCTATTAACTTGACCTTGTGGTAAAGATGCCGAATTACCAGCAGAACTTGAATCAATTTTCAGATAGTAATAGTCAAGATCAAAAGGCCTTGCTGAAGAGAACCCAACATCTTGAAGAGTGTGAGTTTTGTTAATTCTTCTAAGAGAAACACCATTTAATTCATATTTGAATACTGGAGTTCCAGCAGTATATGAGAAAGCTTTGGTTTGATCAATTTGTCTGGTAATTCCAGTCAGAGTATTTCCATTAACTCCTTGATATGCGATAATCTCATCACCAATTAAAACATATCCTGGATTTGTTGATGCAACACCAACATTTTCAAATGTAGAGAAATTAGATGAACTTACAAGTACAATGCTTCCAGAATCCTCTTTAGCATATGCAGCGTTCAATGTTGTAGGAGTTATGTCAGAATATGTTCCAGAAATAACAACGTTGTTATTTAAGGCATACATACCATGGTTTTTATGATTTACCTTGATATGCAATCCATCAAATTCCTCAGAATCTACGGTTACATAACTTGCAGTTACCCCGCCACCATTCAAATTAGTGATCCCGATTCCAGATACAACATATGCAATTGTACTACCAGCACCAGTAGTGAAATTGCCTTGAACTTTATCAAGAATAATTTCATTAATGCCTGCTATTTGCCCAACAGAAAGTCTCAGATTGGATCCAAGAGTGCTTCCATTTAAACTGGATACACTCAGAACATCACCAACTCGATATCCAGATCCTCCAGCACTAATCGTTGCTGCTGTAGCTACGTTTCCAGAAATTGTAATGTTTGCAGTTGCATTAACTCCAGATCCAGTTACATTAGTCAAAGAAACTCCACTGTAAGATCCATCAGAGTAACCGATACCTGCATTTGTAATTGTAAGTGTGTTAGTTGCAGATCCAGCAGATCCAACATAATTGCCAGTTGCATTTGAATTTCTTTGGGAAACTGTAGTTCCAACAATAAAGTTTGTGCTAGTTACCGTAGTTCCTAATCCAATACGAATCTTTCTTGAATTCATTTCAAGAGGATTCTTTAAAAGATTAGCAATTTGTTTGTTACCAATGTTGAGTTGTGGATTATAGAAATTAATATCCCCAACTTCATCAGTAAATACTGCTTGATATAAATTAAATTTCAGATCTTCATATTGGCTTGGAGTCCAAGTAGAAGCGTTTTGAGACTTAAATAATGAACCTAAAAGTGGTTGCTCGGTTACAAATATTTGCTGAGATTCTGCTAACCCGGCGGTTGTCCTGTCTGGTTCACCGAGTCTTGAAATCCAAACTTGATATGAAGTTGATTCTGACAGAAGAACAACTGCATGTTCTTCTCCACCTCTAAGATATACTGGAGATGGGAAAGTTACTGTTGTGACTGCACTACCATCATCGGAAATATTAACATTTGCAGGATCGATCACAACTTCACTAAATGGATAAATTTCTGTGGTTGGCAGTCCAAGCTTCATCGAGCGAAGTTGTACTGTAACGGGCAGAGTATCATCTTTTGAGTTAAAATATAAATCAATTTTAGTTACAAATAATCCGTTTCCATCAGGAAGTAAGAATGATTGTGCTAAAGGATCTTGCTGAGGTGCGGGAACTTGAACGAATACTTGCTGTACAATTGTGTTGGTCTGTACAATTGTGTTGGTAATGAATACTGGTTGAATTCTTGTAACCTGAGTATTTGATGATGTTGAAGAATTTGATTGTGTTCTGGAATCAGAAAGTGTAGTTGATTCAAAACGAGGACTTCTAACCGATGCAATAGTTTCTTGAATGTTATTTACAAGGCCTTGTGCATAATAATTTACTTCACCTTCAGTGGAAACAGATCCTGGAACTAAAGAATTTGTTGGATTATTAGTTAACTTAAATGTCTTTACACCAGTTTCAAAAGTTGGATTTGTTGGAACATTTGGATTTGGAATTAAATATGAACCAATGACTGTTCCCTGATTATCAGAAACCAATCTGACATTTGATATTGTTGCCTCTGCTCCACTTGTTAATCCTTTTAACTTAAGTCCAGTTGCAACTCTACCAAAGAATTGTCCTTGCGCTTGTTCGGAGAGACTTACAACATCAACATTAAGAATTGTTGAAGTTGCCGAATAACCAGAAGCTAAAGTTCCGGTTACTTGCTGATCATATGGTGTTCGAGTATAAACATCAGTTGGAGCATTAAATGGACCATACTTGTGATTTGCAGATGCGACTCTAAATGTAATTTCTGTTGGAGTAATCCCTGGAGTATTATTTTGATTAATTGGAGATGTTGCGAAACTTCCAGTTACAGTTTCTCCAACCTGGAATATTCCAGATTCCATTGTAATTTCAAGAAGTTTTGGAACAATAAATGAATTAACATCTTCTCCATCAAAGAAAGCATATACTTGAGTGAATGGTCTAAAACGTTTAGCAACAAACTCAACGTTTCTTGATCTCATAAATGTTATGAGTTCCGAGGCAACTAAGGAATCTCCTTGAGAAGTTGTTGTTACTTGCTCAGTGAGTTGTAATTGAGTTCCTGTTCTTCTTTGTTCTTCAGTTGTTGTAGTAGTGGTAAATGTTGTAGTGGCATCTCCAGAATCTTCTACTCGTTGTGTGGTGTCTGTTCCTGACCATGTTGTTTCCCACGCATTCCAATTTACTGGACCAAGACCTGTTTGTGGGTCAAATCCTTCAGCAGCTAATTGTTGTTGAGTAGCAGTAAAATTATCTTGCGATATAATTCTTGGATCTAATCTAACTTGATCAGTCCAAACATCAGATGATGGAGTTAACTCAATATTTCCAATGTAATTGGTTACAAGATATGGAGTTACATTTTCAATTCTCGTAGCATATGGTTGAGATAAGAAACGAGCTTCTGTATAATCTAATGTGATAACCTGTCCTGTTCTTCTTACATTACTACCAATTAAATCTGTAACAAATCTTGAGTCTGCTGTAGGATCCACAGAAGCTCCAATTCCCACTAGTGACTTTGATCCAATTAAAAGATCAACTTCAGTACAATATGGAGATGGTCTTAATTCTTGATTTGTTGCGTCAATTGAATTTTTAATTTTTGTAGTTGTATTTTGTGTATTTAAATTTCTAAAATTATCAACAAAAAATCCAGATTTAAATCTATCCAATCCATTTACATCTCGAATACTTAATGATTGTGTATTTGCTTCTAAAAGATTTAAAGTTGTATATGTTTCCAGATTTTTAATTCTATCTTCAAGTCTTGAGATATCTTTCATTTGATATCTCTTATGATTAAGAAGTTGAATAGATGCCTTATTTACATCGCAAAGATATGGTGGAAGAACTGCAGACGCAATTTCAAGTGCATCATCCAGTGCTTTTGGTGGTCTTGGAGTTTCTGCTGAATCTCCAGAAACAAGTTGAAGTGCTCCAGTTTTTGTGAGGAAAATGCGATCAATTCTTCCCAAATAATGGTTAAAAGAAAGAAGAATTGATTCATCGGAAGCAAGAATATTTCTCCCAGAATTTTGCGATTCTGAAAAAGTTCTTGATAAAAATTCAAAAGGAGAACGAGACCCAGCAGAAACGGAATACTGTGATACTCTTGGTCTAATATCTAAAATATCACTGTTTGCAACTCTTCCTTCTACGGGAGCTATATCACAATAATCAAAGTTGTCATAAGAATTTACTGTAGTAATATCTCCAAGATCAGATGATCCATAACTCGCAGACTCAAAAATAATCTTAATTTGTTTTGCGGGTTCCTTTGTCAGAGGATCTCTTACAATTCTCGAATAATCGTAAATTGTATTTTTCTGAGCAGAATCTAATTTATAGTTTTCAGTAATGTTTTTATCAGATAAAGTAATTGATGAAACTGCAGCTTCAATTCCTGTTTCATCAAATAAAACAGTTTCATTTTCTTGGAAAGACTTATCATTTAAGTAAACAAAATTGATTTTCAAATCATTTACTTTAGTTGTATAAATCGCTATCGCACCAGAAGTTTGACCAATAAAAGTTTCTCCAATTAATAGGTCTCCAGTTCTGTTTGTTGGACCTGTTAATGAACTAAAGGTAACCGAAGATAAATTCGCTTCTGATGTAGTGGTAGATTCAAACACCCCATAAATTTTTGTTACATCTGGTACATTCAGACAAATTTCTTCGTCTTGTACTCTTGTTCCAAATGGGAACGTGCCATAGGTCAATCCATCATTAATTGTTGTTGATCCAATTCCAGAATAATCATATTTTGACTTATTTACAATTAATGTGTTGATTCTATTTCTATTTTTAACTTTAGATTTTACATTGATTTTTCTTAATGTTGCAATTAATCTTGCACTACTATCATTAGCACCAAGGCCTCGAAGTGTTAATTCCGAAGAAGTTGCATTAAAAGTAAACTTATCTGCTCTTAAAGTTTCAAAAGAACCATCGGATCTTACTAATACATATCTTTCTTCGTCAAATGGTAAGAAAGTTTCATTTGTCGCTGCGGTCAGAGTATTTGATTGATTACTTGTAATAGTAACTGCAAATTCTTTTTTAATAGTTAAATTTGATTCTGTGAGATCTACTGATTGTATGAAGTTTTTAGGTAATTTAGTGTATAATGTATTGTCTACCGATGTTTGAAAAGATGATCCAAGAATAGATAGGTCACTTACAGTTTTTGTAGTGGATGGAGGAGAACCCTCACAAATTCCTGTTACTGTTGCAACTCCAGTTACAACAATAGAATTTTGAGATACGCTTAAAACTTTATTATAAGTTGGAACAGTCGATCCAGAAATTGTGTACTGAACCAATCCTCCAATTTTTACATTATTTGTAAACGCAAAATTACTATCTGCTCTGTCCAGACTAATACTACTAATACCTGTTGTAGATCTTGCGGTGATTGAAGCAAGTCCAACATTATAAGTTATTATTGGAACAATATCTGCAGTAAATGAAGTAGTTGAAGTGCTAACGTTTGAGAGAGACTCAACATCTTGAATTGAATACTCAGTTATTGCTGTTGATACCCTACTTGTTCCCTCCACTCCATTGAAAATGAATTTTTCATTTGCTGCAAAAGAACCCTTTACTCCATAAGCAGTAATAATTCCTGCATTGTTAACATCAAATCTCAGATATCCCGTTGCGCCACTTGCTTTACCTTTGATATGAATAGGAGTCGTAAGGGTTACATTTTGATTGAGTGTAATTTCAGTATAAGTTTCTATATCAAATAACGCAATATCCCACTGATTGAGGTTTAAATTGGAAGTATTATAAGAACCAGATTCTAATGCATAATCATAAACTCTTGCAAGACCAATTTCTTTTCCTGAAAGAGCAGAAGATGCAACACCAACTCTAGAGTCTCTTAAAGATACAATAAATGGACTTCCAAGATTTAAATTTGGAGCTCCAGTTGCCCTGTTTACCGCAAACGTAGGACCAGTTACATATGCAATGCTTGCATCAGTAACACTCTTGGTTGATCTTGGTTTTTCAAAATCCAAGAAGTTTGCAGATAAAGACTCAACTTCATATCCTTTAACGAATGCTTTTCCAGCGCCAATTTTATATGTTGCTAAACTTTCTCTTGGTGTATTGTTATTATACGTTAGCGAATTTTCTTGAAAAATTCCACCATTTCCCAGATTATCATTTAAAGTTTCCTTTGCAGTTACATCAAAAGGTCTTACATAATAATCCCCAGATTCATCTGATGTTCTTCTTGCAAGTTCCGTTGCAAGAATATTATATTGGGAAGTTGTTGTAGTATTTTTAATTAATTCGCCATTTCTTATTTCCAATAATCCTACAAAATTATCTGCAGTTGTATCAGTTATTTCTTTCTTACTTAATAAGGCTGATACTTTAAATCTATCCGCTCCTGGAGCTGCATAATTTGAAAATCCTTGTGCATTATCATTTAAGGTATCATCTTCATCTGATGTAACAGTCTCTTCAATTACATCAAATCCAACTTTACAACTTGTGATATTTGAATATGGATCTAAAATTAAAGTCTGATCAGATACCTCAACAAAATACCCTCTTAAAAAATAAACTCCATTATTAAGAACTGCGGCTGATCCATTTCCTGTGGCATTGGAAGTTGTATTTGCAAAACCTTCTCCACTTTGGATTATTACAGAATTTTCTGTATATGCAGAATTTAAAGTCAGTTTTTCATTGTCAGAAAATGTATTCTGGTCGTTCAAACCAGAAGCCAAATAATTTACATACAAGGTAGTATATTCATTTCCCAATTCATTTTGTGTTAAAACGTATACAATCTGAGCTTCTACTTTTGATTCGTCGCCAGTAATTTTTTTGCCAACAAGATCATTGATATAAACACTAACATCTACTCCAAGATATGAATTTTCGATTTTAACAAATCTAAACTCATTACTATAACTCAATTGACCCGGAATTACTACAGATCCTTCTTTAAAAACATGATTACCAAATTTTTCAATCTGATCTTGAAGAATAGATTGAAGCGTGGTTAATTCTCTAGCCTGAACTGGATATCCAGGTTTAAACAAAACCTTATGATAATTCTTTGTAGAATCAAAATCATCAAAATATGGAGAAACGTTAAGATTAGTTGACTCTGGCATGATTTCTTAGAACTGCAAAATTACCTTGATATCTTCTTTTTGACTAGATGATCTTGTTACAGAAGGTCTATTATCTACATGGATAATATTTCCAGAATATTTTTGAACTTCTGGATTTGAAACTCCATTTGTAAAAGTTTGACCAAAATAATATGTCCTACTATTTATTGTGGTAGTGAGACCAGTAAAATTGGTGTCAATTGTTAAATTAACACTTCCTCCCTGAACAATAGTTGTGCCGCTTGCTCCCACAGAGGATGTAAATCTATTCAGACCAAATCCATAGATTGGAGTTGTATCTTTTGTTCCATCTGTATTGAATCCAGATAAAGTTCTATCCTGCCAATACTTAAGAACACCTGTAGTCTGATCATAAGACACAACTTTACCTACAGCCGTGGAACCAACTCCAATAGTTTGAGAAACTAAACTGTCGGCAACAAATGTTGCTGTACTATAACCTGTTCCAACAAGTTTTAAAGCATATACTGCACTTGCTTTATCTTCAGTCAAAATAGAACTTGAACTGTATGCCAAAGGATTTTCTATAACACCAACTCTAGCAATTTGGTTACCAGTTATAAAATCTGGATTTTGGGTATCATTTTCAATTCTTGTGTAAAGACAAACTCTATTTGCTCCAAGTTCTCTATAAATGTTTGCACCATGTCCACCTTTTGGGGGAATAATGACATCGAAAACGGGAGATGTTGTTCCGGTAGGAACATTTCCCGTTACTAAATCAACTGTTCCAAAAGTATAACCAGAACCACCACTCGAAATAGTAATTGATTCTATTTTTGAATTATTGTTTACAACAATTGTTGCTTCGGCTCCAGATCCATCACCCTTTATAGGAACTCTTGTATATGTTGTGTTTGCTGTTCCAATTCCTACTCCACGATTTGTAATAGTGACAATCTTTAACTGTCCACTGGTAGCAGCATTATTTCTAACTGCAGAATCTTCGTCATTGGTTTCCCAATTCTTTGGAACGGGAATAAAATTAGAAGTATCAAATTTAACAATATCGCTTGGAGTGATTGTATACAGATATTTCCAGATATATCCATCACCACTTGTTCCAGCGGATCTTGGTTCTAAATCAGTGAAAGTTGGTTCATCAAGAGATGGTCTTCCTTCGGGATTTTCTGGGTCAGTTCCATTTTGGAGGCAAATATATACACGAAAATCACTATTTACAACATAAAAATTTGCAGCGTATAAACTGGTAACTCCAGAGGGTTTTGAAGTATTGGTTCTACTTATATCATGTCTATACATATCATAAGTTGTTCCAGAACTCCAGGTTATTTTTCTCACCACCTGTTTCATATTTTCTGGAGATATTTTTTTAAGTGCTATGGCAGTATCCCAATAACCATTTTCTTCATCAAAACTATCTTTTGGCGCAGGTGGATTTATATCCCAAGTTGAACTAGAATCTGTTGGATTTGGGAGACCTACAAAAACATAATATGAGTTAACTGTAGAACTTGCTGCAGAAACAAAATTCTTAGCACTTAGTATTCTAAACTGGTCTGTTATAATAGCGGCCATTTTGAAGTTTTTTATATATTTATGATGAGTAATCTCGATACTTCAGAGGAAGTAATCTTTGAACTGTTGGTGATGTTGAAATTCCTGCAAGACCATTATTGTAAACTATAAATGATTTTGGATCTGCTCTATTTAATTGACTAATTCTACCCCAACTATATTCACCATAAAAACTGCTAAATCCAAATCCTGAAAGTCCATTATAACTTGTTAAACTTACAGTTACTTTAGCAACATAAGTAAGTCCAATTCCAGGAACTCCAGTCTGTGCAATAGAAACTGCAGCTACTTCATAAATATTATCAATAAATGTACTACCAAGTCCAACTATAGTGCCATCTGATCGACGTGATGTGACACCTTTACCAACATTAGAATTGAAAACCTTAAAATAGTAACCAGTTTGAATTCCACTCACTCCAGTAGTTGCAATTCCGACAGAATTAATATTTAAATCTCTTAAGAATGAGTTTGTAGGAATAAACAAGTCAAGAATAATTCCAGTTGAAGCAACTCCAACTGATGTTGTTTTAATTCCAGTAATAACTCCAAAGTCGCCCGAATATACAACATTTGTAATCAATTCACTAGTTACTGATGGAAATTCAATCAAAACTTGTGGTGGATTTGTTGAAGTATATCCACTACCAGAATTTACAACACTGATAGAAGTTACTATACCGCTGGTTATAGATGCTGATCCAGAAGCCCTAAATGTAGTTCCAAGTCCGACTGGATTTGAAATCGTTACTTCTGGTGCGGTAGAATATCCCTTTCCACCATTACTAATAACAATTGAAGAAATTGTACCTGCAGCAGATACGACAGCGGTTGCAGCAGCGGCCACTAAAGTATCTTGAGATGTTATGATTACTTTCTTTGGATCAGTATTCGCAAAAGCATATTCATTAGCACTATCAAAAAATGTCTTGACACTCTCTACAAAAATTACAGAGGAAGTAACTCCAACACTTTGAATAATATTTGTAGTCGGTTGAATAACTGGTTCGTAAAGAACTCTATTTTTTCCAATTTCAACTCCATCAATAATTTTATCTTGAGTTTGATAACATAACGTAACTGGTCTAATTAGACTTTGATTTAAACTAAGACCTGGATTAAAATAGGTATTTGTTTTGGCATTATTGCTGGAAAGAATCTCAGATACTATTCTTTCATTTTCAATTTGATCAATAGTATCACCAATTATAGTCAGTCCATCTCCAACTTCAATTGGTTCTATAATATCAACAAAAGTTACATCAACTTCACCATTACCTTTATAGAAAAGAATCTTTGAAGTATCCTCTGGTTTTGGTGGTTCTGGGAAAGTTATTGAACTTCCTCCAGAAAATAGATATCCCTTTCCAGGAACTTGTAAAATATCATTAATGAAAACCAATAATGTGGATTGAATATCAATTCCAGAACCAACTCTAGCTCTAATAGAAGTTAAAGTATCATTAATTTTTAGTGGGAACACCGTGGTCTCACCATCAAATAGCGAATCAAAAGGATCTATTACTTGAAGATCTCCGATAGATAATCCAGAGAAACTATCTGTGAAAGTTCTATCAACAGTAATTTGGAACTCACTGAATGTTAGGGCAATATTTGTAGGAATTCCTACAGTTCCTCCGACTCCAACAGTAAGAATTTGTCCTTGACCATAAGAATATCCAGTATTTTTAATTTCAAAAGTGATTACGCTTGATCCTTGGCCAACGACAATATCAACGGTTGCTCCACTTCCAAATCCAGTTGGAGATGAAGAACTATAAACTAAAGGAATATTACTATATGATAATGGAGCATCAATAACAACTAATGGAGGATTTGATGAAGTATATCCAACACCGGGGTTTGTAATTGCAATACTCACAATTCTACCTTTATTTGTTGTAGACGTTCCAATTGATGCAACACCAACATAAGTAATATTTGGAGTTCCTGTACTTTGTGTGATAACTCCAACTCGAACCGTTGGTTGAGATCCTGATCTATATCCAGAACCACTATTTCCAATACTAATAGATTGAATAGTTCCAGCCACAGAAACAATGGCCGTTCCTCCAGCACTTACTAGTGGTTGATAACCAAATCCAGCAGTAGATCCAACTGAAACAATAATACCAGATCTTGGTAAAGATGTTGCATTAATATCATAAGATTGAGTTTGAGTTCCTGTGAAAGTAATTGAAGTAATACCAGCAGACTCAGAAAGGTCATAATTTCCAGAAACTAAAACTGATCCTGTGGATCTTTCTGGACCTTGGAAAATTTGATTTACTAAGACGATTGCATTTGATGTGCTAATTCCAGTAATATTGGATCCCTCAGACTTTAATGTAAAAACACTATTCGAACCATTAAATGATCCAGAAATGTCATCAAAAACTTTATTATAAAAATAAGTATCATCAACTGAGTTGACATTACCTGATTTTAAGAAAACTCTTCCACTAAACGTAGATCCAGTAATCAATCCAACATAATCTTGTTCATCTCCTCTATCAGATACACTAGTAAATGGAACTTGTCCATATGGAGCAGTTGAGAAATAAATGGTATTATTATCAATATTATAATTTCCGTTCAGTTTTGTAATAAGACTACCAGTGCTATGCGTACTAATTCCAGTTCCCAACCATCCTCGTTGAACAATTGCAACATTTGTAGATCCATATCCAAGAGTTTCAATTAACATAATTTCATTACCAATTTTTATCATATCCCCGGTAAAGAATGATGTAATTCCAGATAATGTCACTAAATTGGTTATTTCTCCAACAAAACTAGAAGTTATCGTTGTAACTGCTGTAGATACGATAGGAGACTGAATAACGTTATCGATTGATATTAAAGTTTTTGCATTTTGTTTTTTAGATCTGAAGACGTGTGAAGTTCCAATTCCAACACTCGTAATATCAAATGTTACTGCTGGTGTTGATAAAGCATCAGCTGCAGATTTTGCAAATTTTGCGTATAAGTTATCAGATTTGACAGCATATATGGTTCTTGGAAGTTTATCGGTTGTTCCTACACCAACGGAAGTGGTTGCGATTCCAATAGCATTAATTGAGGTTGTGTCTGATGAAGTATATTCATAAGAAATTTCTTCTCCAGTTACAAAGAAATGTCCAGGAATTTTAACTGCGTTTAAACTTAAATCAACAATACTAGAATCAGATCCTAATGCATATCTTTCAAAAATTGGGAGTTGATTGCTTGTAAGATTAAATTCTTTTTTCGTGGAAACTAAAGTTCCTTCATAAGATCCATTTCCAGAAGCAATCGATGCATTATTCAATGATATTTCTCTGGTAAAATTATTTCCTTCAGATGAATGAACCGACTGCTGGAAGACTCTTACTTGTGCTTCAATGTTTGCATTTGGAGTAAAGTGTAGTCGGGTGTTATCTCCAACTCTTTCAATTGTAAAACTTCCAAGATCTCCGTCTGTTTGTACAAATCCAAATTCTGACACATAAGCATTTGATTGATTTTTAAGAGAAACTAACTCAGACATTTGATATTGTTGATTTGTCAAGTCCTCAACAACTGCAATATAGTATGCAGCATCTCCAGTTAATGAAAATTCAGAAACCGTAGAAACTCCTGGTGCTGTTGATGAAGCAATACTTGTCAATGTTGAGGTAAGGAAACTATCATACATGACAGTTGTTCCCACTCCAACTGCAGATGAATTTGCAATTGAAACGCGAACAGTATTTACAAAGTGTGCTGTAGATAATCCAACATCTGGAGTTAAATCAATGTTTAAATTGGATCCAGACAAATACGCATTGTATGTTCCAATTCCTGGTGAACTGAAAGAAGATAAGTTACCAGTTGTTAACTGCCCATATTCTAAGAACTCTACATCAGTTCCATTATGGAGAACGCTAATTTCATCGACTTCATAGAAAGAACCATCTGTTGCTCCAATTACAACATAAACTTTAGAAGCCCTATACGTAGATGCAATTCCAACAATTGTAGTTGCAGTGCTAACACCAACAGGAATCGTTACAGTTGAAGATTTAATATTGACAATATTTCCAAGGTTATACTCTCCAGTAGATGTAACAACATCGGAAACATTAATACTTGAAAATGAAATATCATAATTATTTTCTTCTGTAAAAACTGGATAAAATACTAAAGCTCCTTCAGTACCAGCGATACTAAAATCAAAGGTTCCCAAATCATCTTGATTGAAAATTTTTCCATATTGATTCAAATAACCAAAATTATTGTCGTGAAGTAATGATGTCAATAGTACTTGATTTTGTTCTGGTAAAACTAAATCTCTTACAAATGTAATATATTTTCTATAACGATTATCGGATAATGTAAATGCGTCAATCGTTGAAAACGGAGTTGATCTAGGATTACTATTAAATTGTGGAGAAAGATCATCAATATTAAGAACCCTATTTCCAACCGACTCAAAATAATCTTGTAGAATCGCTGAATTGAAGTTAATTTGATTTGAGGCAAATCTATTACTAACAAAAATATTATTTTCTGTTACAAGATCAAAATCTGATATACAGTGAGTATCGATTGTAGAATCCAATTCGGCCAAAGTGGCAATTTCCATTTCTGCGGTTGTTCCAATTCCAATTGAATCTGGAGAAGATACAACTTGAAGATCTGCAAATTTTTTAAATCCTGCGGGGTGATTTAAATCATCTACTACATCATCCCAGTCACTAAATGGAGTATTTGTTTTGATAGAATATGAAAAATATTGATAGTAATCATTATCTGCAATTTTTTGAAGATCATTATTTAAAAATCCGGTTTGCTGTTGCCAACCTTTTTTAACTATTGAATTTGATTTGACATTATAGATTGAATCAAAACTAATTACTCGATTAATTACGGCCTCAGTTTTAGAAGATTCACCGACTAAAGTATCACCTTGCACAAATCCTTGATTTGTAGAGACTCTTACGGTATTATTATTTTCATCCCAATTTTCTATAACTCCACTGGATGATTGTGAAAATACATTTTCTCCATCAAAAAATTCATTTCTTTGATACTCAATTGAAAATGATGGAAGATCTCTTTCCGCAATTATTCTTCCTGCAGAATTAATTGGATCATAGTTTCCTGGAATTTCTGTTAAAGATAGTCTTCCAGTTAAGTTATAGGAAACCGTTGCTCCAATTCCACCAATATTTGGATCTATATTGACAATTGTAAAGGACTCATATCCATAGGCTTCTGAATTATATCCTTTGGCAGTCGATCCAATACCAACACTAATATTTTCAATTAAAATTTTATCTCCAATTGCAAAGGGGAAATCTGCGACATTACTAAAACTGGATCCAAGTGTTACGACAACATCTTTACTTGCAGAAATAAATCTAATCGTACTGATTCCAACACCATTACTATTGTTTATTGGAAAAACTATTGAAGTTTCTTTATTGACAGATCTTGAATTTTTTAGAATAGAAACTTGAGTATCTCCAAGATTATATTCTAAATCAACACCTTGATCAATTTCTCTTGTTAAACGATCAATAACAATTAAGTCTGGTGCTACAATATAGTTTCTTCCAACTGAAGTAACTCCTATGGATTTAATTGAAAATAAATTGTTTACTTCTAAAATTTCTGGAATTTTTGCTGTTGGCCTTAAACTTAAATCTGAAGGATAGTCAAATCCAATATCTTGAATTTCAACTCTATTAATAGACCCAATACCAGTGCCATATGGAACTAAAACTGCATTTGTTCCAATACCTGTTGTTATTGATTCAATATATGGAAGAGTTCTATATGATAGACCTTTTGATTTTAATTTTGCTTGATGAATTGGACCATAAGCAGTTCCGGATGTAGTTTGATATTTCAATTCCCCATTGGAGGATGAATAACTTGATGCCTCTGGATAACTTAAAATTGTATATGCAAATTGAGTAGATGATGTAGAAACAATCTCATAGGTTCCAGAATATAAACTTGTTACAACTCCAGGAAGAACTGAAACTTTAACAGAATCTCCTATTTCAAGTCCATGAGTTGCAGCAAGAGAAACTGTGACTAAATTTCTAGTCGTTGTTCCTTTTAAAGTATTTTGATAGTTTGTAGTAAAACTATG